AGCCGCCGCAACCGTCATCCCGTACAACATTCCGGTGAGGTTCGCACCACTCCAGATGAGTTCGGTCTTATCGGTTACATTCAGAATCCGAACGAAGTCCGGATAGAATCCGAGGGCAACGTCCAGTTCTGCGCCGGTAGCCTTGCAAATAACTTTTACTTTTCTTGCCATAACTTTTTCCTTTCAATCAATTCAATCAATTTGATTAGGCAGGATTTGCGGTACAACCCACTTCGAGACGGGCAATCCACGAATCGTGAAGGATCGCACAAGCGAACCACGTTTTCCAACCAACGGAACCGCGCTGAGAGAGCGGGTCAGTATCAGTCGGCTGGCCATCGGGCTGGCGGACTTTGAGGTCTACCGCTTTGCGGCCTTGCAGACGGACGCATCCATAAGCGTCTTTGGCAACGATGATGATTGGGTACACATCGCAAGCCGTGGACGTAGCAGGGATATTTCCATTTGCCAACAGGGTTGTTCCAGCGGCACCAACGGCGAGCCACGGGGTAAACATGCGAGTCAGGATGAAACGGAAACGGTCAACTGCCCCGATTTCGCCTTCAATGCGTTTACCCGGATCGCCGTATTCAATGTAGGCTTTGAACCCTACAATGTTGGTGATGTCCGGTTCCAAGTCAGTGTGAGCCATAGCGAAGAACGCTTCATGGACACCCATCGTAGAGACTTTGGGAGACGGGGGGATAATTTCGCCGATAGGCTGAGCATCATTCCGGTCAAATCCACGGGCAACCAAACGAAGGTCAGCACGGGAAGGCGGAGCCGCGATAAGGCCACGGGAAGCAACGCCACTGGCGTAGTACACGTTCGAGCCTGCTTTCAGCATATTGATCGTGACCGTTTCGATGGTCTGAGCAAACTGCTCGCCGCTGCGGGTTACGCAAACAGCCAACGGATTGTCTTCGTGCAGTTCGTAGCACACGTCAGTCAACTCGCATACGCCGCCGTATTGCCGGAGAATGGCCGTGTAGTCCGTTTTAGTCAACGGTTGACGGGAAGGAGTAACGCCTTCGGCCAGCGGAGCCGCTGATACCGTGAAAGCATTATACCGCCGCCATTTGATGGTTCCTCCTCGTCGGAGCTGGGCATCACCCATCTGAGCGAATCGCTGGGTCACAAGTTTAGGCAAACCAACCATGAGGAGCTTGGCTACCGACTGAACACCCACGCGAGGCTCGATCTGTCCATACGTAATCGTATTTTCATTCATCTTGCTAGTCCTCTCGTCTTGGTTTTATCGCACCTAAACTCATACGGTTCCTATGTGCTTTTTAAATTCTTATTTTATTAAAGGTTTTCTTTTTGGCAATCTTTTTATGCGGAAACAATGGTGAATCGCTCTTTGCATCTCTGGCACTTAACTTCGATCTTCGTACCCGGCCCGAAAATACCGGCACAGAACACGTGGCGGCACTTCGGGCACCGATTATAAAACTCCCTGTCAAACAGAACCCGTGAAGCGAGTTCAATAAAAACAGGGATTCGGAGTGCCCGGACAGGATTCATTAGCGTCTGTGCCTTTCAGAAAATGCCTCGAACTCTTTATCCAGATCCGCTTCATTGATAACGGCTTTCTTTGAAGCTCCTCCGGAACCCCGATTGCCTGCGGACGTTTCCAATAAATCGTCTTCGTCAACGGCCTGCTGCCGCTGTACCTTCTTCGCCGGATCTTCCATAAGCCCCTTCGCTGTTTTGTACATTTCCAGCACTTCTTTACTGCCGGAAACACCGCCGGTATTCGCTTTGGTTTTCACCGGGGCGGACTGCTTGCCCAACCACTGGTTGAAATCCTCGCTCACTGCAATGTCGTAAGCATCAAAATGCCCTCCGTTTTTCGGAGCGGCCAAGGCCATGCAAAGGGTCATCAGATTCGTCCGGCCAACCAGATCGTTTACGGTCGCCTGAAATTCCTGCGGGATCGCCTGCGGGATGGTTTCGGCTTTCTTGCCTTTGCCCATCTCGCCTCGGACAACCCCAGAGTTCATGATGGCCGTAATCAAGGGAACGATGTCGTCTTCGTAGGTTTCCAGCAGATCGTTAATATCCGCTGTGCGCCCAGTTTCCTTGCCCTCTTTGTCCAGAATCGGGAGAACCTTTCCGGCCAGCTCTTTTCGGAGTGAGGGGATCAGGTCTTTATACTCAATCGGGGCTACTGCTTTGGCTTCGGCTTCGGCAGTGAGTCGAGCGGTTTCGGCTTCCTGCGCCTTTTCTGCATCGGTCTTTTCAACCGGCTTCGGTTCTTCCGGTTTGACTTCTTCGGCTGATTTTTCTTCCGGCTTTACTTCTTCTGCCGGTTTTTCTTCCGGCTTCGGTTCCGGTTCGCCAGATACCAGTGTGTCGAAAAGCGCGTCCTGGTCTTGCTCGGAAAGTCCCGTCTGATCTTCAACGGTCGTTGTAGGCTGCTTGGTAGCTTCATCCTCTACGGGATCTTGTACTTCATTCGCCATTTTTATTCTCCTGTTTTAAACTAAAGCCGGATTTTCACCGGCTGAGTATTGTTTCAATTAGTCGGTATAGGTCATGGTTGTACCGCCAAGATTACGGACGTGCCATAAAGTGCCGTCGCTCCAAAATTTAGCCTGTGCGCCGATACGGTGCCCGGTTCCCCACGTCACACTATCAAGGTCAACATCGTTCGGGCCGACAAGGGTGTCTGCGGTAGCAGCGGCAATGGTAGGGGCGCAGGCATCTGTAGCAGAGCCATGAACAACAACTTCAACCCATGATCCGGCGGTTGCGCCGTTGGCCGGGAGAGTAAGTGTTACAGCGGCGTTCGTATTGATTATGATAATCTTCCCGTAATCCGCGCTGGTTACTGTGCGGTTGGTTGTGGTCAGTTGGACAACTGCGTCCGCTCGAGCCGTCAAGGTTCCGACTGTCAGAGAAAGTCCGGTATTTCCTGCGGTTGCCGCCGTGGTGACAGAGGCATCCAGCGCGTTCAATTCGGCGGCTGTTGCGGTTACTGTCGTGCCTCGAATCTGCAACGGCCCCCAAAAATCCGTTTCACCAGTAATGAACTGATCCTGCGAAACCTTCATAGCGGCCTGCAAAGACAGCCCACTGAACAAAACCACCGCCAAAATAAACCACACCATCTTTTTCATATTGTCTTTTCCTTCCGGCCTAAGCCTATTTTACTATTTCCCGCTGACACTCGATCACCAAAGCCTGTAGAAAGTCTGCTTCATCCGCCTGTCCGAGTTTGTATCGGATGTCCTCTTCGATTGACTCGCAGTTGATCTTCGGTTTTAACCGGGTCTCAGCTACGATTCTCGCGGTTCGCTTTCTTGATGCCTCTAAAAGGGCGTATCCAAGCTCAGATTTCTCACACTGCGCGATAAGCTCTATGCGGCTTGTGTCTACGTAGTCTGATACTCTGATACCCTTTTTCATCCCTTAAGCAAGCCTTTTTTGTATAAATCCATGGCTAACTGTGCGGCAAAAGAGTTTTTCTGCGAAACCGTGGAGACCGGACGAACAGCAAAAGCGGCTCGGATTTGCGTCTCAACCAGCTTCACGTAGTCAACCAAAGGGGGCATTGTAGGGGCAGGAGCAGGGACAATTTCCACTTCCTGTGCTTTTTCTTCTTTCGCTTCTTCGACTGTCTGTTTCAAACTTTTCTTTGCCATTTTAAACCTCCGGAATATTTTTGATCATGGGGGAAAGCACAACGAGATATGTTCCGCTGATTCTTTCCGGTAAATCCTTCCACTCGACGCAGTGAAGTTCTTGTATCTCTACGGATGTATCAAGATACGCTTCTATGTCTGTTTGCTGTTTCTCGACTTTGGATAAAATAGATTTGTAGATTTTGCCTAAAGCGGACAATTCTTTTTGTACTGTCTTCTGGTCTTCAAAAGAAAAAACATATTCTTTTGTTTTTTCTTTTTCATTTTCTTGCAATTTCGGGCTTCCAGTTTCGTCCCGTTGGCAGTATTTTTCACAGATAGCGATCCGAGCAGCGTCATAATCGGAGAGGCCGTCAATAGGAACTGCGATTTTCGCCAAATCCGGAGTAATTTTTTTGATAAAAGACATTACTTTTTCGGCGTTCTTTCCACAGGCGTACTTGAACCGATTCACTTTTTCAGCGTCTTCATTGTCCGCCCGTTGGACTTTTGATGCTGATTGGAAATGATCCAAATGGTCTCTTAATTCCCTGATGGTGCATTTCAGTGTTCCGGCGGTTCCCTTCAAAGGGGACTTTTTCATTTTAAGGGTCATTGTTCTTTTTTCCTCTCAGTGGTGGTTTTAGCCCCTTGTTGGGCTTTTAAAAGAATCTCTGCCTGTTGCAGTTCTAATTCCTGTTTCTTAATATCGACTCCTGAAATAATTTCCGCTGACTCGGCCTGTACCTTCTGCGTATCCGCTTGAATTTTTTCAAGCTGCGCGGCCAAGGTCTGTACCTGCAATTCCATCGTCTGCATCTGCATTTGAGTTTGCGGGTTGGTCTGTGCCGCTTTCTGCGCCAAAGCGATTTCCGTGACGGACAGAAGAACTTTGTCCTTGTCGATGTCCATGGAATCGGCCAACTGTTCGGCGATCCATCGTTTATTGATCTGCTTTGCCAATTCTGGATCTGCGCTCATGAGTTGCAGGTATTGGATAATTGCCTGCATCCGCTGAAGCATGTTGGTGTAGGACAGGTATCCAAGGGCTTTGATGATGAACGGGCCTTTGCACTCCGGAAATTCGTCCCGCTTCAAGTTGTACAAGAAATACTGTTCTGCCGCCCAAACAATTTGCCGGTCGATCCTCATGAAGATGTCGCCGAATAACCTGCCTGAGCTTTGAAGGCGTTGTTGAAGCTCGAAAGCGGTTCGTGCGCCTTCCGGCTGTACGCCCTGCTGAATTCTCGGAACGCCGCTGGAATAGTCCGCGAATTCCAAGAAAAGCTGAATCAGTTTCAAAAGCGGGGCGGTAACGTCCTGCATGATGAACTGCTGCACGGCATCCCGCACATTTTCCGCTTCATCGGTCAGGCGTAAAACCCCCCCGTCTCGGAAAGCGTCTGATACCTTGCCTTTGATGTTGCGCTCTTTGACGGCCAGAATCAGGCTTGAAAGCCCTTTGACGTTGTTCTCGAAAGAGCGAATGGCTCCGTTCAAAGTACGTTGCTGGGGCTCTACCCTGTCGGCAATGCCTTGCCCTCCGAGTTCTTCGGGGTTCTCGTCTAAGCGTTCCCACTTGTAAGGCTTTTCGCCGGGGTCACGTTTGTAGGCAATGACTTCATGCAGGATGCCGTCGGACACGACCAGAACAAAAGCTTCTTCCCGTTTCCCTGAAACGTCAAGGATGCTCGGGGTATTCGGGGAAACTGCTTTTTTCTTTTCTTCCTCGTATTTGTTCAGGTGTTCCACAGGAACTTTGCACCAAAATTCGTAGAGCTTCAGCCCTTTGGCCTTTTGCGCCATGCCCCGGAGTTCCGGAGAGGTTTCGTTTTCATCGCCGGAAGATTCTCCCTGAGAATTTTCAACATCCTTCCCTCGTTGACGGGCAGCAATCCGGTCGATGGCCTCGGATTGAATCAAAGGGGTCTTGCCCTTCATGTCCAGCAGATCGGAAATTGATACGTCGTTTACTTCGACAATAGGGCCTTTCAATGGGTCGCGGCATTCCAAATCGCGGTACATCTGCCAGACGTTTTTATGCTCGATGAAGACGGACTTCATTGTCCGTTTCTTCAAGAGCCACGTCCCGTTGGCGTTCCGGTATGGTTTCGGCGGCAGGTCAAAGGTTCCGACCCGTTTCTTGAGCCACATCTCGCCGTACTTCACGCCGACAAAACACATGGCAGAGAACGCCTGAACAGCATCGGTCATCTGCATTTGGTAGCGGATACGCCGCTCACAGGCTTCCGCGCTGTAGGGAGCCACGGCTACCTCTACTTGTTCGGTCATGGGCTGTTCAACAGGAAGTTCTTCGCCTTCCATCGGCATCTGTGTTTGCGGTTGCGGCTGAGGCTGGGCAACTGATTGTGTCGCGGCAGCCTCTTCCGCCGCTAAAGCTTCCTCGTTATCCGGGATGTTGGCAACTTCCACGCCCAATGGAATCACGTTGTTCTTGAACCCCGTATCCATCAAAATGTCGTGGGCGGTGTTTACTTTCTGGCGGGTAATGTCGAAAATTGTATCTGAGGAAAAAGGATTCTCCCCGTCGCCGCGCTTCCAGGCTCCCTTGGGATCAGCGTTCGCATCACAGGCATAGGCCGCATGGTTACGGTGCCATTTATCTTCGAGAGGCTCCCGGGTGATTTTGAGACGATGAAGGAGGTCGTCAAATAACCACGACGACAGATCGCTGTTTGAAATGGTGGAGCCTTTTTCGAATTCGTCGGACATAAGTCAAATCCTTCACATTCCCGACTTCTACGCCTTTCCTTGATATTGGTCAACTATTTTCCTTAGTCTTTCGACCGGTCGCGCCAAGGCTCCTTCTCGAACCCCGCCAGCAGGGTCAATAAAGCCTGTTTCGCTACGCTTTCCACGCCTTCTTTTTCTCCCAGTACAATATCGTCTTTCCGGGAACCGCAAGCTCTTTTCCGCCGCCTTGCGCCAAAGGATTTGCTCAATGGCTCCGACATCCGCCCAGCGGATTTGGGATAAGGCCGGAGGCGGTTTGATCGACTCGTTCCGGTAGACCTCCAGCTTGTACTGCCGTGAAGTCAGGCCGGAGTCCTGCCAGTAAAACTTCGTCGCGAAGTATTGGCTCCATGCCTGATGGAACCACCAGACCATGCCCCGATCCGTCGGGAAGCCTTTCTCCTTGTCGAACAGCGACGTAATACTTTTGAAGGGGGTATGCTCAAACACGACCAGTTGCTTCGTGTCGATGTTCAGGCCGGCAAGCAATGCGTAGCCCTCGATCTTCATGATTCCCGCCCCGTCGCTTTGGGCTACGGGAAAGACGAGAGATCCCCGCACGTCGAATTCTCCGGAAGAGATTCCTTCTGGCAAACCGTTCTCTGAGGCAACCCGAAAGAACAGGGTTGAGGTCTCTCGTTCGAAATTATACCTTGCACTGATAGGTTTTGGATCTGTTTTCATGTTTTCTTTTTCCCTGCCTGTTTCCATAACCTCGCAAAATCAGGCAGAATATCTGCCATTGCTTCCCCTGAATGAGCCATTACTTCCGAAAATTCCTCGTGTGTCCAGAAGAAACAAACTGAGTCTAGTCCTGTATGGTGCCTATTGCGGAAGTATCTCATGCCTAGATATGTAGCTGTCATTTCGACGATCTCATGGAGTAAAACAGAAACCATTTGCGGCCAGTTATCGTATCGCTGAAGATAAATAACCCGATCCCCGTTCGCTTGTGTTGTAAAGCTCCCGCCGCAAAAATCGTCGTCTTTGAGGTAGACCTTCGTCAGAATGCCGTTAATCCTACACTCTACATACTCCAACTTCTTCGAACTTCGTTTTTTCATAGTACCCTCACCGTGCCATATTCCGTATCTTCTTTTTTCAAAAGTATTGCGTCCAACGTTTGAATGACATTCTCTCGAATACTTTTTCCTTTTGGCGGAAGCCATCCTTCCAACTCAAAAGTTATCTGTGCTTCCTGCCACCCCTTTTTTTGCACGTAAAGAATAAAAGGGTTTCCACCCGCTTTAAGTCGGTCAAGGACTTCTTTGTCAACATATACCCTCGGAAAACCGTCGTCTAACACTTCCATATTTTCTTCGTGTATCACGGTTGTTTTCTGGTTCTGAGCAAGTAAAATCTCGATCGCGTCCATGAACGCGTCCGCCTGGTCGTCGTGCAGGTGCGTCATTTCCGGGCTGAAACTCGTCACTTCTGCTTTGAAAATGCCGGTAATTCCCGATCCCTTCGGCAGCCACACCCGTCCCTGCTGGACGTAGGGAGCCGCGTCGAAGGAGCGGGTCACTTTGTCTTTGTTGCGCTGGAGGGCAATAACCGGAATGTTCGTCAGGGCTGGAAGCGTTTGGATCAGGCCTGTCCCAGATACCTTGTCCTCGATGTACATAGCCCGTATCCGGTGCGTGTCGCCGATGTCCTTGAGGAACATCACCGCCTGTTTGATCAGGTCGGGCGATTCCCACTTTCCCCGGAGCTGGTTGATCAGGTAGATAGCCGAGGCGTGAAGTCCCCACGCCTGAAAGACAGAGAAGTCGTTGTGCTGTCCGGTCTTCTGTGCGGTATCCACCGTCACAATAACCGCTTCGAACGCCGGACGGTCTATGTATTCTTTCCACCATTCCGCCTTGAATACCGACCCACCGACCGGTGAAGGTTCCTGCTGGTACTGGCTGGAAAAAACGTAAGTGTTTTGCGTCCGCATGTCTTCGAGCTGCTGGACAGAATGTTTTATGGGCCACAGGGCGGTATTATCGTCCTTCAAGGTTTTCATTTTCAACAGACGGAACTTCTCGGCTGTATCGCTTAACAGCTCCGCCGTGAAATCCCCTTCGTGGATTCGCTGCATAATGCAGATCGTCGGGGTAGTTTTCGGGGAGTTGC